CAAAACAATGGATTCAAAAACATCTACCGGACAGTGAGTTGCACATCAAGTTTACAAAACGTGACGGTACAGTGCGCAAAATGCGCTGCACACTGGACGAATACTACACACCCAAAGCTGAAAAAACAGAGCCGTTGACACAGAAGAAAGTACGTGCTATAAATGAACAAGTACAAGTGGTGTGGGATTTAGACAAAGGTGCATGGCGCAGTTTCCGTTGGGACAGTGTTGTTGATGCATATCGTTTTCCGCACGGAAATGGCGACTATGAAGCGTATGATTGAATGGCTACAAGGAACTAAATTGTTTTGGCGTGCATACTTTTGGTGGGAGATACGTCAAGCACGTAAACGTAGACTGGCACGGGAAGCTAAAAAGAAAACTATGCCACAGTTAGATACAGAACAGTATTGGGAGAAAGTACACAATGAGCGAAATCGTAATTTATAATATACTATTTTGGGTACCTTACATTTGGGTATGCAGTCTACCGCAAAAACTTGTACAAGCGGCTATTGATGCAGCATGAACCAGAACAATGAACATAAACTGATTGTGCTCACAGACATACTGGAGCAAAAGCTACGCAAAGAAAAAGAGCTGGACTTCTACATGAAAGAGCTGGAAGAACTACAGCGCAAAATTGGATATCTGCGTAGAGAAGTGGATCTTACCAACACAATCATAACAATGATCAAAACTGAATCAGTGATAGATTTCAAAGAACAACTGCTGGAAACGCACACAGAAAAATTATTGGGCAAAGATGACAATCAATAAAGCAACAGACGTAGACATTGACTTTGCCGATAGGCAAGACATCTTGAATCTACTTGAACATGTACCGGCGTGTATCAAAGACAAAGGCCGCACAAGAAAACACAACACTGGTGTATACTTTCACAGCATGCCCAGTGATCCGCTAACTGGGCTGAGCACCATTGATCACAAGCAAGCTGAAGAAATGGGCTACTTCAAAATAGACTGTTTGAATGTAAGCCTTTACAAAGATGTGCGAGACGAACAACATTTACTAGAACTAATGGAAAAGGAACCACAATGGGAACTATTGGAGCACGACGACTTTACCAACTTGCTGTTTCACGTCAACGGACATGGAGACATATTGCGAAAGTTGCGTCCGCAATCAGTCGAACAGCTAGCCGCCGTGTTGGCGATAATACGGCCTGCAAAACGGCATCTTGTCAACGAAACATGGCAAACGATAAACGAAAACGTGTGGAGTAAGCCAGAAGACGGCGGTTACTATTTCAAACATAGTCATGCTATTGGATATGCAATGGCTGTGGTTGTGCACATGAATCTGCTGTGCGAATCAGTCTAATCTACTTTTTTGATCAATTGAATATTTTTGCGCTTTTTGCGTTTCTGTATTAGATTACCAAAGCTGACTACATCTCCGTGTAGCACCTGTACGTTTTTGCTGTTGAGACTCCGCATTGCATATGTGTAATTCCATCTTCCTATCAGCAATAGATTGATAGGAACACTGCGATTGCTTTCAAACCACCACTCTTCTCCCATGCGTAAAAAGTCTATTTTAGCACGATCTGTTTTGACCAAGTCCCAACAGTATATGTTGAACACAGGTCCATCAGCGTTGGCAACAATACCCACGTATTCTTCAGTGCCGTACTTTACCAAAGTAAGAAACGGAAAGCGTTCTAGTAAATTTTTGTATCGTGATGATATTGTCATTCTTTGTTTTCGTTAGATAAATAATAATATGAGATCCGCATTTACTTATACAAACACAGGCGAGGCTGTACTAACCAAAGATCGCAGCAGAACGCAGTATCAGCGTTACTATGATCGTAGTACCACTGCTAACAGTCCTGTAACATTCCAGCCATTTGTGCTTTTCAAAAACGTTGATAATCATATACAACTAGTTATCAATGATGAAAACCGTAGACTTGCAAACATACACGATGTTACAATACGTGGTAAACTTATTCAACGCAGAGGAATGAGTGTTGTGGTCAACAAAGAAGCAGTGGTTGACAGTTACGTAGACAGCACAGTAACATTCCATATTCCGGGTTCAGACATTGCCAACTTGGACAATGGCTTGTATGACTGGGTTGTAACAATGGTAACCAGCGATCAAGAAGAACTGTTGCTGCATCCACAGCTGAACTTTCCAGGTAACTGGACTGTGGAAATCAAAGAATCAGGACTACCAGATCTTGGACCAATCCAAGTTGCACTTGCAAGCGATTTCAGCGGCGGCGACGGAGATACTGATCCGCAGTACAGCAGCGGATACAAAGGCAACAGACATCCGGATATCAATCATTCAACTGGATTGCATACCATTGCCATATACCATACCAACTTCTTGGGCAAGGTATATGTACAAGGTACAGTAGAACCAGAACCAAATACAACAACAGATTGGTTCCAAATCGAAACCAGTGCTATTCACAACACAGAAATTTTCCGCAGCGATGACAGCAGTAGAGCAGGCGCAAGCAACCCACGTGCTGTGAACTTCACACACAATCTATGGTGGTTGCGTTTTTACTATATTGCAGACGAAGCAAACACTGGTACAATTGACAAAATCACCCTTAGACAATAGTTGACAAGCTGAATAAAACAGTATAGTATACACATATGAGTGTTATTCTGAACTTTGTAAAGCAGTGTGTTCCTATGAACTGGAAAGCACAGCCCAGCGGTTGGACCAGTGGCAACTGTCCAATGTGTGTTCAGAATGGCGAAAATGCAGACACACGTGGCAGAGGAGGCTTTTACTTTGAAGAAGAAAAGTTTCAGTACAACTGTTTCAATTGTGGATTCAAAACAGGTTGGAGTCCTGGGCGCAACATTGCCGGTAGACTGCGACAACTGCTGATCACATTTGGTGTTGACGAAGCTGATATACAGCGTGTGAACTTGGAACTGTTGCGTGAAGAAGAATTGCAAAATCTACATCGCCGCACAGTAGAACGCACACAAGCTGTAAACATCGACTGGCCAGACTTAGCACTACCGCCTAATGCAAAAAGTATACTACACTTAGTATCTATAGATGAAAAAACAGAGCTAGCATTACAGTATATTGTGTCTCGTAAGCTGGAATCATTGGCAGACTGGCACTACAGCAACAGCGGACATTACAAAAATCGCATCATACTACCGTTCACCTACAAAGGACGCACAGTTGGGTTTACTGCACGTTGGATAGGCAAACCGCCAAACAAAGAAACGCCCAAGTATTACAATCAACAACCCAAAGATTTCGTGTTCAACTTGGATGCACAGAAACAGCACAGCACAGTGATTGTCACAGAAGGACCATTTGATGCACTGGTTACTGGAGGTGTTGCTGTTGGCAGCAATGCATGCAGCACAACCCAAGCAAACATCATTGACAACTTGGATCGCACAGTGGTTGTACTGCCAGATGCAGACAGTGCAGGACAAAAAATGGTAGATACTGCTGTAAGCAGAGGATGGAGTGTAGCATTTCCGCCGTGGGAAGGCTGCAAAGATGCAGTGGATGCACTGGAGAAATACGGAAGATTATTCACTGTGCGCAGCATATTGGACAGTGTAGAAAGCAATCCGCTGAAAATACAAGTGCTGGCAAAACAATATTGCAAGGATGATCAATGACTCAACATTGTGTAAAATGGCGTAGACAGCGCAGAGGATTTTTGCCGTTGTACATGGATCTTATTCATGCCAGCAAACCTCAGACCTTGTTGGAATGGGGATGCACTGGTGGTATCAGTCATTGGCAATGGCAAAACATGGGTATGACTGTAACTGGATTTGACGTATTGGATTATCCTGAACTCACTGTGCCAAAAGAACACCACAGAGAAAAGTTTCGTCGCAAGTGTGAACAAACATTTGAATACGACTTGGATTTGCATTGGGGCTGGAACAGCAACAGTGCAGACACAGTGGAGAGATTTCCTGGTCCATGGGATATTATAATCGACGATGGCGATGTTGATGCTACTATTGAAACCAGCATGGAGACATTTCTGCGCTGGCAGCCCACAGTAAACGGTTTTTACTTCAGCGAAACACTGGACGGCAACGGAATTGATGAATGGTTTGCTGTGAGTCGTGAACAGCATATTGCAAATTATCAAGTGGCTGCACAACATGGCTTTTGGGTATACGACATGGCAAAATACAGCTACAGCGACGAACCAGAATCAACATTTATTGGTGTATGGTCTCCGAACATAAATGACTATGCACACATATTAGAAAAATACGAGAGGGTTGCATGAGCGAATACAGCCAAGAATTACAAAAACTCTATTTGGAGTTTATGATGACAGATCATGAACTGTTCACCAGAGTGAACAATATCATGGATGCTGATCATTTTGATCGTCCATTGCGCAGCACAGTGGAGTTTATACAAAGTCATGCTCGTGACTACAGCGAAATGCCCACAGCAGAGCAGGTGTACGCAGTCACCAACATAGACTTGCAAGAGATCAAAGACACTATCACAGACAATCACAAAGAATGGTTTTTGGATGACTTTGAAAAGTTTGCAAGGCACAAAGGATTGGAAAAAGCAATCCTAGCCAGCACTGATCTGTTGGAGAAAAGCGACTATGGCAAAGTAGAACAGCTGATCAAAGATGCAGTGGGAATTGGACTTGCCAAAGACTTTGGTTTGAACTATTGGGATGATCCACTTGAACGCATTGAAACTATCAGAAACAACAGAGGACAAAACAGCACAGGCTGGGAGAGCTTGGACAAGGTATTGTACGGCGGGTTCAATCCAGGCGAACTAAACATTTTTGCAGGTGGTAGCGGCAGTGGTAAGAGTTTGTTCATGCAGAACATGGCACTGAACTGGGCACAAGCAGGTAAGAATGTTGTGTACATCAGTTTGGAACTCAGTGAAGAATTGTGCAGCATGCGATTGGATGCAATGCTCACTGACATGAGCACACGTGATGTAATGCGCAATGCAGAAGATGTAGAATTGAAAGTGCGCATGGCAGCAAAGAAAGCAGGCGTGCTGCAAATCATACAAATGCCCAACGGAAGTACAGTAAACGACATCCGTGCATATGTAAAAGAATTGCAAATTCAAAAAGGCATCAAAGTGGATGCACTGTTCGTAGACTATTTGGATTTGATGATGCCAGTTACAGTAAAAGTAAATCCAAGTGATCAGTTTATCAAAGACAAATTTGTTAGTGAAGAACTGCGCAACTTGGCAATTGAATTGAACATGTTGTTTGTAACAGCATCGCAGTTGAACCGTGCAGCAGTTGATGAAGTAGAGTTTGATCACAGTCATATTGCAGGCGGTATCAGTAAGATCAACACAGCAGACAACTTAATTGGTATTTTCAGCAGCAGAGCAATGCGTGAGCGTGGGCGTGTGCAAATTCAATTTATGAAAACACGTAGTAGTTCAGGTGTTGGTACAAAATTGGATCTTGGATACGACATGGAAACACTGCGTATCACAGACTTGGACGAAGATCAGCAAGGCGAAGAAGCACAAGCCAGTGACATTTACAACAAACTGAAAAGCAGCAGCACACTGGTAGGCAAAGCACGTGTAGAAGAACCTGTAGGGCAGCAGAGTGCAGCTATCAACACTGATAGATTGCGCAGTATTCTCAAAAAACAGGACTAGGATAAATACTATACTGGAGGCTGAGCCATGAAAAAGAAAACACGCAGTATATTAGAAGAGATCAATGCAATTGCTCCTCGCACAAGCAAGGACCAAGTTGTGCAGCATCGTAGCGAAAATGTATTGAGCGGTGCTATACAGTTGTTGGAATTTATTGAAAAGAACTTTGACGACGAACAAAGTGCAGATTTGCGCAAACGTTTTATGCTCAGCTTGAAAAATAGAGACAAGACTATTTTTGAACGTGGTATAAAAAAGATTAGAAAAAATGCAAATTAAAGATATCATTGGCGGATCAAAAAAGCGCAACTGGAGAGGACCTAGAAAAAAGCGTATACTGGGTAAAGCATTGCACAACTTGAAAGAAGCCACAGGCAACAAAAACACACACCTAATGCATGCTGAAGAACTAGTGTTCTCACAGCAACGTTCCGGCGCAGAAGGTGCAATCAAACTACTAACAGGATTAACACAAGCAATGAGCGGTGGTCCTAGTGGAGCTGGTCCTGATGTGGTGAGCGTCAAATGGGATGGCGCTCCTGCAATCATTGCTGGTACTGATCCTGCAGACGGCAAGTTCTTTGTAGGAACCAAAGGTGTGTTTGGCAAGCGTGAACCCAAACTAAACAAAACACCCGAAGACATTGAACGCTTTCACGCAGACAAAGACGACAAAGATGCCAGCAGTTTGCGTAACAAACTAAAACTAGCACTAGAACATTTTCCAAAGTTGGGCATCGAAGGTGTACTACAGGGCGACCTAATGTTTACACCTGACACACTCAAGTCACAAAGCATCAACGGTGAAGAGTTTTTAACCTTCAAACCAAACACAATCACATATGCAGTACCAAGCAACAGTGATATTGCTGAAAAGATCCGCAATGCTAAAATAGGCATTGTGTGGCACACAGCATACGAAGGCCCAAGTGTTGGAGAGATGAGTGCAAAGTTTGGTGCCAACATTGAAGGCATGCAGGAAACACCAGATGTTTGGTATGACGATGCTGTTGTAACAGATGTTAGCGGTGCTGGACTAAGCAAAAGCGAAGCAAAGCCAATACTCAGCATGCTGAATACAGCTAACAAAAGACTCAGCAGTTTAAGCGACGATGATTGGGCACTTATTACAGATTCACCTATCAAAAACTTTCACAAGCTACTGCTCACACATGTGAACAGAGCAGTACGAGCAGGCAAATTTGAACAAGCAAACAAATTCTTCAACAGTTTTATCACACAAATCGAATCAGATACACAAAAAGCAATCAGCACATTAAAAACAGGACCTGAAGGTCCGGCAGCCATGCGCAAAATGCAGGACCTTCAACGGGCTATACAGTTTATAGAAGAAAACAAACAAAAACTCTACGACATATACAACCTGCATATGGGCATTATGGAAGCCAAAGACGAGCTTACCAAGCACTTAAACAAGCTGATGGATATGAAAGCGTTTATACAACAGCCAGACGGCAGTTATGCCGTTACACCAGGCGAGGGTGTTGTAATTGCTGACCATATGGGCAATGCCATGAAGGTAGTTGACAGACTAGACTTCAGCAAAGCCAACTTTGCACCAAAGGATTTTCAATAATGAAATTAGAATTTTTACATGAAATATCAGAAGCAAGTCAGTTTAGAACAAAAAGTCGCAGTGACGCAATGACCGATGTGCAAAAAGCAGAGTTTGCTTTTGCAGATCTAAACACACTGTACATACTGTTCAACGATCCACAGTATCGAGAATATGCACAGGATCATGCACGTGACACAATGCGTTACAGAAACTTCGACAAGCGTAGAATCATGAGCACAGACCTTTACAATGCACTGCATTTTGCCAAAGCTGATAATCCACGTTTCAGTGATGCAGTATACAAGCGATATCTCAACGGTATTGCCGCAGGCAAACTCAGTGACAGTGAAGCACGTGGCTTGATGCTGAAAATGGAAACAGAATTAGCAGGTAAAAACAGTGAACTGAAAAGTATTAGACGCAGTGTGCAGGCATGGCCAAATCTAAACAACAATGCTCGTGCCACAGTGCTGAGAAAACTGGACAGATTTTATCGTGCAAACGGACGCTATGGACAACTGTACAGCACACTCAAGTTGTTGAACAGTGCAGGTTACGGTATAGCACCGAGCACAAAACGTAGTGGGATTCCAAGAGCAGCAAAGTATGCAGGTGCAGCCGCAGCTGGTTACTATTTGGGTAAACGGGCAGTAAGCGGATAATGTATGGATCAATCAGAATATAATCAATTCAAAATACACACACTGATATCATTGAGCAACCAACGTTGCAGAGACAAAAACAACAAAGACTATTACAGATACCAAAACTACAATACCTTTGTACAAGCATGCAGTTTGCGTAGTCAGTTATTCAATCCTCAATTGCAGCAGCAAACAATGACAGTGGATAATGTGTTTGCTGGTCGCCACAGCGGAGAGCATCGTGTGTGGACATTTTCTTTTGAAACAGAACGCAGCGTAACACAAGATCAACTACAACAGGATCTTGACGGTATACCTGTGCATGACAGTGTAGGCGAAACACACGCACAGCACAGCATTGAATTTGACAACAATACGGTATTTGTAAATGAATAAATTTGTAATAGTTTTGGCAGACGCTGGACTCAGCGGTAACTTTCTTGTAAGACTGTTGAATTTCAGTCGTGCAATTCAGTGGGACAGCGAGCAAAACAGAAGTCATGAAATTGTAAGCGAAACAGCAGACGATCAATATGTGAGATACTGTTGGACCAGTTTGTGTCATACCAGTGTAAGTGCTACAGCACACCCAATGGCACAGAATTGGTATCAACAACATCGCACCAATCTCACTGCTGACGCTTGGCGTGCTATCAAATTGGGCAGCAATAGACCCAGTGTATGGTTTTTTCACAGCATCGAACCAGAGATATACACGGATCCAGATACTGTGGTTGTTAGAGTAGAAGCAGGCACCAAGTTCAATATACAATTCATGTTGGATCGTTGGTGGTTCTGCGACGATGATCTTGACAATATTGCCAAACGACATCACAATGCGCTGCAATGGTACAAAAAAAGTCTAAGCATTGTGGCACACAAAGCCACAAACCTGCACAACGATGGTCATCTTACAATAAAAAATGCACACATATTCAACACAGTGCGTGTTCTTGAATTGATGAAAGAATTGGATTTGTATCATTCAGGAATGTCAGACATTATACACGATTGGATACGAGTGTACGAAATGAAAAACACAAGACCACGTGGATTGTTCAGCTGTGCTGCACCCGAAGCATATATCCATGCTGATCGAGTAGATGCAATTCCTGATCCTGTAATCCGACATTATATGAAATGTGTGAATAGAACTCAATGGCCAGAGTTGGATGTGATTGACGATCCATATGATTACATTGTTCAATTTAGACAAGACATACTGGATGAACGTCCATTTAGCGAAAGCATGAACGATGCAATAGAACGCTTTTACAATTGGAAATCTCGTATTTGTGCTAAATAACTACACAGGCACAAAAACCCAGGCAAAAAACATTTAGGCAACATTGATAGCGTCATTAGACGAAAGCAAGAGTAGCGAAGAATGTCTCAGTTAGAGCGTGAAAATTTAGAAGCACATGTTGATCTGTGCGCAGCAAGGTACCAGGTTCTCGAGGAGAAAATGACCAATCTTCAGTCACAACTGGATCGTGTACATCAACAAACAGACACAATGAACACAGCCATGACCGATCTTGCTCTAAAAATTGAGCGCAGTGCAAACACCAACACAAAAGTAATAATTGGCAGCGCAGGCACAGTTATTGCAGGGCTATTGAGCACTATTGTTGTAATTATATCCAACTTATAATCTTTCCGTAATAAATAGTTTTATGAACTTAGATGAAATGACACAGGACAATTCTGACGTAGTTGAAAGCAAGCTGGTATGGGCTCGCAGCGGCAAAAGTATTACCCGCAAGTATCGTTGCACCATTGGTAGACGCAAAGGTCGTGTTGTTAGCAACCCAAGTCAGTGTATGGCTCCAGTTGATTTGAAAAAACGTTTCACTCTAAAAAAGACAAAGGCTAAAATGGGCAGTCGCATGGCACGTAAAGCACAGCGCACAAAACGTTTCAACCCAGCAAGCAAAGCAGTGCAGAGGATGAATCGATGAGAACACTGGACGATTATGGTAAAGCAACACACGTTGCAATCAAAAACTATTTGGAAGTAGAATTTGATGTCAACATCAGTGCAGTAGAAGCACGTAAGATTGCACGTGCTATGAGTATTTCAGATACAATCAAACTCAGTGACGCTGTAGAAAATGGCGACAAAGCGTATGCTATGCGCATATTGAAAAACAAAACAGATATAGATTTAGAAGAAGGGTACGGTGTAAGACCAACCAGTCAAGACAGACAGGCAAACGCAGCAGCACAAAATGCTGCAAAACGCAGTATGCCTAAAATCACATCACCAGCAGTAAAAAGAACAACACAATTGCAACCAACTGCGGCACGTACTCCTCCAAACCAACAAGCACAGAACACACAAACTGTACAGCAAAATCGAAACCTTTCCGCAGTAAATGCGCAAAAAGCAGATCAAAATCGCAGAGATATTGAAATGCTGAAGAAATTGGCAGGTCGCAAATGAGAATGTTCACAGCACCAAACGGTATTGCACAACCATTGAGCAACAGAGAATATAAATTTCTAGAACGTTGCATGCGTGAATCAGTTTGTAAACGAGATCTAACCGAGCGTGAAAGTTACATTGCTCAGCAGTTGGTAAGTAGAGGTATACTTGAAAAAGCAGTAAAAGAAAAAACTGCATACTACAGGATGTGTAAAGGAAATTACTAATGGTTGCAATCAACGAGATTGAAAACAAGTCTCGCCATATCATTGAAAATTTAGATAGACGTGTAGTTACCAGCATGCTAACGGAACGCAGCGACAGTGGTGTGATCATTGGCGACTTTGCAGTAACCAAGCAACTGTTGGAATTTGCTGGTACTCGTAAAACATTTTACACTGTGTCCTACAAAGGACGCCGTCTGTATGAAAATGTTGCACTGGCAGCTACCTGCAAGCAGATTGTAGAAGGATTGATTGACAACGATCATCGTCGTGTAGACCGTGCAATTGAACGTGACAATGTGTACGGCAGCAAACTATACGAAACTATCGTGCACAAACGTAGAGCTGTGCAAACAGACAAAGCTGTTCACTGGGCCAAAGCAACACACAGTGAAGCCAAGTTGGAACAGATCAAACACGAAATAATCCGTAACAGATAATAAATACATATAACCTAATAAACACAGAGGATGGTTACCATGCAAATTTCAGATATGAACAAAAAATATGATTTTGCCCAAGTGAAAAAGATTTTAGAAAGTCGTTTTGACTGGGTAGGTCGTTGGGACGAAATGACTGAGTCAGACGTACAAGGACTAAAAACAAAAGTAGAAACAAAACTTCGTGAAGCAAAAGGTCCAACACGTGATCTTTATGTTTTCATTCGTGAAGCAGCCACACTACGTCTAGCAGAAATGCTAAACGAAAACGTTGGCAGTGAAGCAGTTGAAGGTGCCGAAGTTATTCTAGCAGCACAAGAAATTGGCGACAAGCTACAGGACATGGCAGAAGATATTGCCAAATTCCAAGTACAAGACATGATGCCAATTGTTACTGCAATGAAAGAACAGTTTGGCATTGAACAAGCACAAGCATTTGAACAGGCTGCTGAATCAGCACTGGCTGGATTGCTTGACAGCGTCAAAGGTGCAAAAGAAGCATACGACAATGCAGTATTGGTACTGCAAGGCGATGCTCCTGCAAATGACATGGGTGCAGATATGGATGCAGACATGGGTGCAGATGATGGATTTGGCGACATGGAAATTGACACTGACGACGATGGCGAAATGGAGCCAGTTGGTGACGACTTTGGTGGTGCCGATGCAGCCGCAGGCGACGATGAAGAAGCAGGTCGTGAAATGAAAGAAAGCATTGACGATCAAATCATGGCAGCTCTAAAAAGCGTACAAGAAAGTACCGCAAATGGTAAAATTTCACGTGCTGATCTAGAACGTATCAAAGCCAGCATCGGAGCATAAACGTGTACATTGCACAGATCATATGCGAAGATAACGTAGATGAACTTCGTGACACAATCATCAGTCTATTGACTGCGGTTGCTGCCGAAGGCCTTACAAATGTAGGCACTGTGCAAATACTGAAAGATCTTAGACGCAGCGGATACACTATCAATCGTGCCCAGCTACAGCAACTTTTACAAAACATACCAATTGTAAAAAGTGCTGATCGTGATACAATTAGCGTGGTAACCAATCGTTCAGCAGCTGAACCTGGAGACGATTTAGAAAAAAGCAAAGACCGTGTAAACAAGATGGCAACAAAACAAGCAAAGGATGAGCTCGCATGACAATCTATACTATAAATGCAACACAAGCAAAAATTGACGCAAGAGCTGATTCCATTATACTTGACGAAGTATACAAATTGACCAAAGAAATTATCAGTGATGCAGACGCAGGTGCATACAGCACAACAGTTGCAGATGGTACAGATATGACAGAAGCTACACCAGCTACAACCATCACTGGTACAGTTGCCAACCCTACAATTACCAGTGGTAATACTTTTATTATTGCAGGCAGCACAGTTACATTGGGTACCAGCGGTACAAGTCTAAATGCTGTAATTGCTGACATCAATGATGCTGCAATCACTGGCGTCAAAGCCAGCAAAAACTCAAGCGGCAACTTGGTAATCACCTATACTCACACAGCCAGCACAGCATGGGATGTAGCAGTGGGTGCAGGCACAGCAAACACCGACTTGGGCTTTACAGCACAAACATACAGTGCATCAAACCCTACCAGTGTTACATACTACAATGTATGGAAAGGCACTGCAACAGACCGTGCAAAAACTGATCAAATGAATCAAGTGATCAAACATTTCCAAGGCTTAGGCTTTCATATCGAACGCCAAGAAAATGCCAGCACAGGAAAAAACTTCAAATGGGTAATTAGTTGGTAGACAACTAGCACATTTTCTCTTATAATCAATACATGTTGAAACTTACAAAGCCTTACGACTATCAAGACTTGAATAGAATTGATGGTAAGAAACGATTGTATGAAGCGCCGGACGGTTCTCGAATGCCCAGCGTTACTACAATCTTAGATGCAACCTCTGACAAAACGCACTTGATTGCTTGGCGCAAGCGTGTTGGAGAAGAAAAAGCCAAGCAAATTACACGAGAAGCTGCGGGTGTCGGCACAAGCATGCATGGCTTCTTAGAAAACTATACCAAAGGAGAACCGTTGCCACACAAGAGCAATCTTGTTCATGTACAAGGACGAAAGATGGCAGACGTTGTTATAGAAAAAGGACTTAGCAAAGTAGACGAAGTTTGGGGTAGCGAAGTGCATCTATACTATCCTGATTTATATGCAGGGACAACAGACCTTGTGGGAGTTCATAATGGTGTGCCGGCCATTATGGACTTCAAGCAAACCAACAAACCCAAAAAAGAAGAATGGATTGACAACTACAAATTGCAAGGCGCAGCATACAGTCTAGCGCACAATTATATGTTTGAAACTGACATCCGCAAAATTGTGATCATGATGTGCAGCAGAGATTTTCAGTATCAAGAATTTGTAATAGAAGGTGAGCAGTTTGACCATTGGGCAGAACAATGGGGACACCGAATCATGCAATACCATAGAATGACGTCATAAATAATACATCAGGAGTGGTAATATGGCAACTACACAAATAGCAAAATTACTAATTAGACAGGGGGACTTTGCTGATCTTCCTATACTAGACCCAGGCGAACTAGGTTACGCAAAAGACGACAAGCGTCTGTTTATTGGCAACGATCCAATTTCATTCACAGGCGACGGTAGCACCAGCTACATTGTTGGCATTGATGTGACCAAAAAAGGTCAGTATCGTGTAACCAAAACCAACAACGGTACTGTTACTGAA